TTTGAATCAAACCCTGAACAAATGCTAACTGGCAACGGTGCATTGAATTCACAACTTACAGACTTGAACCCTGGCACAAGATTTGTAAGAGCCGACAATCAATCTTTAATTGCATCTAGTGCTCTAGCAATCAATAATACCGACAACGTAGCATCACATGTTACAGATTTGTACCCAGATAATTTTGGTCCTACTACATTGAGTGAAGCATTTATGGTTGTAAATGACTCATTGTATCTAGTTGCTGGGGTTAGTGGTGCAGTATCCGCAAATGAATTATATGTTACAGCTAGAATTCGTTGCAGAGTTGCTAAACTATCAAGCAAGGACTGGATGGCCATAGCTATACAATCGACCGCAAGTGACAACTAATCATAGGTGATTCCTATGGTTAAGATAGAGGGGTCTCTCGATGAACTTCGAGCATTACTTGGCAGGGCTGAGCGCAGTGTTGCTACTGCTACTGAGGCCGTTAAAGAAACTAAAAAAGTCGCTAAGAAAACTAAACGTAAATTATCAGAATGGCAACGTTACGTTAAAAACGGAGCTAACCACATCAAGTTCAAGCGAGGACCAAAAAAAGGACGATTAGATTTAGCAGCTATGTCAAAGGCTTTCAAGAGGAGGTCTAAGAAATGAAACATTATCGCGGTATTTATCACATATTAAACCCAAAAACTACAACTAAACCTCAACTTAAATCTAAAAGTAAATCAAAAAAAGAGGTGAAAAAATGATGGATAGAGTTCTAAATGCAGAATTTCAACCATTAAGGTTAGAAGATGACGATATTGCTGGCGATGGTTCATGGACCATGGTAGCTGGTTCTGATTATCAACCACTACCAACATCTATCAAAGCATATTGGTTTAGTGAGATGAAATTAGACCTATCAGGTTATACAAGAGACGATTTAACAGTTTATTTTCGTAACTCATTTGAACAACGTGCATCATCAACGTCATTAATTTGGAATGTTGATGACCCATCAAACCCATTAAAACCGTTTGACGCTACATTTTTAGAAACTGTTATTTTAACAACTGTACCAATTACTCCTAATCAACTTATATCAGCTGCAATTAGCGCACCCGGCTTTAATCAAATTGGAATTGCCGCATTAGATTTCGGAAATTTTAATCGAAATCACATTATACACGGAACTAATACATTGTGGGGTATCGATACTTCATTTGGTGCTGATGCACTTACAGCAAACGGTGAAGCCTTTTGTCGCATAATACAAACACAAGACTTTTCATCACTAGAACCAACTGCGGCTGAAAATATTTATTGTTATAGAGTGATTGCTTTACCAGAATCTTACAATAGAACAAGTGAAAAAGGTCTTAGTTCGTTATTTTTACCGGCATGTAGAATTCTGCTAAACTGTATGATTGACAAAGAGGCTGATTTAGAATATATGATGAGGCTAAAGAGATCATACGAACTTGCTAATCAGGTGTAAGCATGTTGCTTGAAGCACTTGAGTGGCTAGCACGAGAAGCATTAGTTGACAAATCAATCACTAGATTAGCCAGAGAGGCTAACAAATTGTCTCCGGGTCTTGGGCCAGTTGTTTATCGTATTGCTGGAGGTGCTCAAGCGGGTGCTATAGTAGGCACTATTGCAGGAGAACAAACGGCTGCTAACATCGCTGCAGGTATGCCCAGCACTGTCGCGTTAGATTACACACCAGAGATAGCACTTTACGAACGTAGCGCAATCGGTTCTAGTCGTATTATCTAATCTCTGCTGCACATACGTCGCATATCCATAACGCTGGATAACTGTTAATGCCTTTATTCCATACTTCATAATCAAAGATATGTCCATCCCAACCACAAATACAACAAGTAACAATCATACGTTCACCCACTTTCCAATCATCTCTTTATTGCACGTTATACAATGTGGCATAAACACCGGAACCTTATCGACTTCATGGTAAAAGTCCGGGTGATCTGGACAAAATATGTGGTACTTGATTTGGAATGTATTACGTTCGTCTTGTTTTAGTAGCTGCTCACGTACGTACTTGCTAAAATTCTTCATCTTAGACGCTATCTCATACGTCGTTGGACATAAATTAACCATCTTATGTCGCTTCATTATTCATCACTCCAGTTTCCATCGCATTCATTAACCAAATAAAAGTAACAACCTTCACAAATCCAGTCATCACCTATTAATTTACACCATTCTGTTGCCATGCAATGAAAACATTCCTTGCTAAATTGTATTCCCATAATGTTACGCATTCGGTTTTTGTATATATATACAGCGCATAGTGATCTGAGTTAAGTTAAAGTTCAGTGGCTAGTTAGCAAGGGGTGGTGGTCGGGGACGGGTGGTTCGTGTGATATTAAGAAGATTAAATGAGTTTATAGGGTGTCGGCAAGTAGATTAATGCTATGGCGACAGCGAAAACAGGCAGTTTTTACCTAACAGAGACTATAACAATACCAGATGCAAGCGTGGCTGGAACAAAAATACAAGGCGTAATTGATTTGGGTGCATACGTAAACGTAGCAACAGGTCAAGCGATCGCAGTTGAATCAGTTGACTTTGTATATCAAGCAACTGATGCTTTTGAATCAAACCCTGAACAAATGCTAACTGGCAACGGTGCATTGAATTCACAACTTACAGACTTGAACCCTGGCACAAGATTTGTAAGAGCCGACAATCAATCTTTAATTGCATCTAGTGCTCTAG